ATTTTACCCTCGCATCATAGCGATATGAGAGGAGGTAGCTAAATATATAATCATGGTAGGTATTACCAAAAAAAGATTAAAAAATGTGATGAGTGGATTTATCTCAAATACAGATAAAGATAGCCTAATGAGGGCGAGTTATTATCAGATAACTAGAAACTTTACTAAGACTGTAAATCGCTTTGTTGCATTTAAGGATGAGGACAAGTTAATTGAAATACCACATGGTATTGGACAGCGTTCTAAGTTTATAGATCTAATGGTAAAATACTTCGAATCATTAGAAGAGTATGAGAAGTGTAATAAATTAATGAAGTTAAGAGAGCTGGTTATGATGGCCGGCGACTAAATATATTAAAACTATGGCAAGAACCTCTAGAGCAGCATCGATCGCTGCAGGAATTAAAACAATTAGACTAAGACCAGGACAACGTGGTTACGTCGATACTATTTTAAAAAATGACATAACATTTTGTTATGGTCCTGCAGGAACTTCAAAAACATTTACGGCATGTTATACTGCTTTACAAATGTTGCAAAACAAAGAGATAAAAGAAATCATATTATGTAAGCCTATTCAAGAAGCTGGTGAAAAGCTAGGCCATTTACCAGGAGGTATTGAAGATAAGGTAGATCCATATATGAAATCATACAAATCTAATCTAGTTAAAATTATCGGTCATGAATTAACAGAGACTCTTTTTGAAAAAAAGATAATCAGATTTGAACCATTAGCATATATGAGAGGTGATACCTTTGATGATGCATTGATGGTTTTAGATGAAGCTCAAAATGCTAACTTTAAACAACTAATGTTATTCGTAACAAGAATGGGTAGCAAAAGTAAAGTTGTAGTTACTGGAGATGTTAGCCAAGCAGACATCCAAGCATCGCAAGTTAGCTTGCCTGACTTTATTAATCTAATACAAGATGTAAAAGGTGTAGGAACGCATATCTTTACTGAAAAAGATATTGTTAGGGCTAAAATATTACAAGAGGTTGTTGTACGTTACGACAAATGGAAAATTCAAAACAACATAAAGTAAAAATACGTAAGGCGACGACAGATGATCTGGAATCTATTTGCGAAATTTACACTTCAGTTTTTAAAGGTATTACTACTCCGTCAAGTAGACAATGGTGGAATATCTTAGAAGATAAGAATATACATTACTATATAGCAGAAGTAGGTGGCTTTGTAGTAGGAGTTGCTTCTTTAATTACAATTAATAAATTAATTAGAGGTGGTAATAGAGTTGGCCTAATTGAAGACGTGGCTATATCTAAAACTTCTGGTAGCAGAGGTATTGGTACAATGTTAATTGAAAAGCTAAAAGAATTAGCAATAGAGCGAGGTTGCTACAAGGTAATTCTTAATTGTTCAGAAGATAACATAGGTTTCTATAAGAAATGTGACTTTTACCAAAACGAAGTACAGATGCGATGGGACCGACCAATAGAATTAGGACCTAAAGCTAGAAACAAAGGGCTATTTTAGGGTATAACTGCTAAACAAGTTAACCTATGTCTAAAATCATATTATTAAAGCACAGTCATTCTAACGATCCTACGAAGATTGAGATTGGGCTAGACGAAGCAGGTAGGGGTGCACTCGCAGGGCCTGTAACAGTCGCGGCATGTATAATGCCATTCGGATTCCAACATGAACTTATTAAAGATTCCAAGTTATTAAATGAGGGTCAGCGTGCAGAGGCAAGGCAAATGGTCCTTGATAACTGCTTAGGCTTCTCCATACAACACGTAGATGTTGAGACAATAGAAAATACTAACATTTTAAAGGCTACCTTAGAAGGCATGAAAAGAGCTCTTGATGAGGTTAAACCAAATCAAGATTTTGATTTCATTCTAGTAGATGGAGACCAATTCCATGGGTACGATGGTAAGCCTTTTGAAACTGTAGTAGGAGGTGATAATATCTACACGAGTATTGCCGCAGCTTCTATCTTAGCTAAAACAGAAAGAGATCTTTATATGAAGTCTTTAGAAGGTGGTAATGTATATGGATGGGGTTCTAATAAAGGATACGGAACTAAACAACATATTACTGCAATTAAAGAATCAGGAGCAACAGAGCACCATAGAGATTCTTTCATCTCACACTTATTAACCACCACAAATGTATTGTTTTGAGAGGGCTGCTAATAGGAATATTATGCTTCCTAGTAGGTCAGACTCTAATTTGGTTTCAAACTAACGGACAATTTATTTCACCATGGGCTAAAAGAAATACTTTACTCTTAGCTCTTGTCGGTGGAACTACAATTAGCTATTTCTTTATTCATGGAACTAGATTAATTGCAGAGCATTATGATGGATTACTTTGGCCTGGAAGATTCTTAGGCTTTTCAATGGGTATTACATCATTTGCCTTTTTAACATACTATTTTATGGGCGAAGGTATTACTATGAAAACATGGGTTAGTTTAGGATTAGCAGCACTGTTAATTTGTGTACAACTTTTTTGGAAGACAACATGATAAAAGCCAGAAAATTCCCATGGGATGAAAAAGGAAAGATGACTAATGTAGTTGTCTATAAAAAACAAAAATCTAGTGATAAGCATTACATGATAGTTACTGACATTCACTTAGATATTATTAATAACAATAGAGCTACTAAACCAATCATAGACCATAAGTACGATATAGTATGTATGGGAGTAGGTAGAAACTACGTTGATAGTTGGTCAGCACTATATAAAATCAAAAACCCGCAAATAATAACAAAATAGTTGCCTCTATATTTTTTTATGTCAATTATTTTTCGTATATTTGCACTGTAATTAAAATTAAACATTATGAAAAACAACATTTTAAAAGCCGTTCTCTTATTAGTGATAGCAGTTCCTTTAGCAATTATTGGTGCTACATTTTTATGGAATGCTGTTTTAGTAGAAGCAGTCACATGGGCTAACCCAATTAATCCTTGGCAAATGTTAGGGATAATGGTATTGTATTACCTTATGTTCCCTGGACAAAAATCAACACTAAAAAGTAAAAAGGATGTCTAAGCAAATTGTATATTTTGATATGGATGGTGTGCTAGTAGATCTAGGAAAGAAGATAGGCACATTTCCAGCTGATATGATTGCTACTTTTGAGAAAGAAGATAAAATAGAACAGTTACCTTTTATATTTAAAAACCCAGATCCAATTGAAGGTGCAGTAGATGCCTTTAATAAATTATGTGAATCTGACAAATACGATTGTTATATTCTATCTACAGCTCCATGGGATGCTCCGTGGGTTTGGACAGAAAAAAGAGAATGGGTAGAAAAGTACTTAGGTAAGAATGCTTACAAAAGACTAATCCTATCTCACAACAAACATTTAATGATAGGTGATTACCTAATCGATGATAGAACTAAAAACGGTGCCGGAGAATTCAAAGGTGAATTAATTCAATTCGGAACTAAAGAATTTCCAGGATGGGATTCTGTACTTAACTACTTAAAACCTTAATATGGATCAAAGGATTACAGAAATACTTAACAAAGAAAAGAATAGACAATCAGATACTATTGAGTTAATTGCTAGTGAGAACTTTGCATCTGATGCTGTAATGGAATTAGCAGGTTCTATATTTACAAACAAATATGCAGAAGGTTATCCTGGTAAAAGGTATTACAACGGATGCGACCACATGGATGAAGTAGAGTTACTTGCAATAGAAGAACTTAAAAAGTTATACAATTGTAACTTTGCCAATGTACAACCACATTGTGGAGCAAATGCTAACACTGCTGTATTCCAAGCATTCTTAAAACCAGGTGATACAATACTTGGAATGGATTTAGCTAGTGGAGGACATTTATCTCATGGTAGTAAACCTAACATCTCAGGTAAAGTTTATGATGCACATTCGTATGGGGTAGATGAGAATGGTTATTTAAACTATGATGATATTAGAACTAAGGCCCTAGAAGTTAAACCTAAAATGCTGATAGCTGGAGCAAGCGCATACTCAAGAATAATAGATTGGAAAAAGTTTAGAGAAATAGCTGATGAAGTAGGAGCAGTTCTATTAGTAGATATGGCTCACTATTCAGGTCTTATTGCAGGAGGCGAATATCCTAATCCTGTTGAGTACGCAGATGTAGTAACCTCAACAACTCATAAAACATTAAGAGGACCAAGAGGTGGAATCATTATCTGGAATAATGCAGATTATACTAAGAAGATAAATGGAGCAATATTTCCAGGTACACAAGGTGGTCCACTCATGCATGTAATTGCTGCTAAGGCACAATGTTTTATAGAGGCTAATACTCCAGAATTTAAAGAGTACTGTAAGCAGGTAAAAGAGAATGCTAATCGTATGTGTAGAGTATTTAAAGAAAATGATATATCTATATTGACAGGAGG